CGGGTCCTTACCCTTGAGCCTCATCTCATTCTTCCACTTCTCCAAGGCTCCGGACGTATCACAATACCCATTGGCGATATTGTTAGTGGCTCCATCGTATATGATAGGATACCCATCAACATCCATCTCATAATACACACGTTTGCCAGCGACAGTCATTCTATATAACACAGGTGTCGGGATATCCTTGATCCATTCAGCGGCATAATACTGTTGCTCAGTCTCCAGATCATACTCAATTTCTATCTCCTCCTTAGGTTCTTTCTTAGGTTCGTCAACAGGCTTTTCTTCCTTATAGATATCTTCCTTCGGAACCGTTGATAAAACGTCTAATATGCCAAAGAATGCGGTAAATTTAGGATCTGTATGATATGCCCTTAATATTGGAAGTGATGATCGCCAGTAATATGATGGCGCATACTCATTCATTTCTTTATCAAAACTCGCCTTTATCACCACTCCATCATTCGTGATGACCATATGATGCCTTTTAGATAAACGGATTCTCATGTCATCAAACGATTCCTGATCGCTTATGACTTCCATAATCGTTCCGTTATTATATATCGTGTCACTTATAGCCTCGTATCCGAGAGCTAGAAGTAATCTTTGTTTTCTTCTATCCATAATAATAATCTGGTTTTTAATTTACCATCCTCCTCGACTCTAGGTGCGAGATCCCTCATCCTTCTGGCTGCCAACAGCCATACGTTGCCAAACTCGTCCAAGAGCCGGCTGAAATCCATCGTATCTAATAGATAATCAAACCTTGTATGCTCATCAGCCGTCAAGTAGATAATGTTATCATTATCCTCAGCAACTGATTTATATTTCCGTTTAGGGTATAAGTGGCATATGTTGCTTACCCCCGGGCATGGTATGTATGCGCCGGTAGCAGATCTCCTTGTCATACTCAATCTAGCCACATGGGCGCCAAAGAAAACGGCTAGGCTCTTCCCCTTTGGCTTGGCCTTCACCCGTATCGCCGCCCTTTCCTTTGGTGGTAGCTCCTTGGCTCTGCATGCGGGACACAACCCCTTACTCCTTATGGTTACCATCCTTCCGCATCTCTCACACGGTAACATCCTACCTCTCATGCCTTTTTCTTTTTATAACTTTTGTTGAACTCCATAAGGCTCATAGCCCTATACCTCTTAAGCCTATTAATCTTACCCTCAGTCCAATCTTGATCCTTGAAGTTGATGATCGTATCGAATATCTGAGCTAGTTCCCGGATATTAAAACTCCTGTTTTGTATCTTCTTATAGAACCCCGATCTGCTATATCCTAATTTAGAAGCTAGATAAGTTTTGTTAGACAATGTGAGGATACGATAAATCGTACCCTCCATCTTGCTTATCTCCATCAACTTCTCGGCGACGGATGATGTGGTCTCATAGCTAGCTTTATTGCTTACTATTCTCATGTTTCTCCGGATTCCTGATCTTACCATCAAACTCATAGAAGTCCATCAGTTTCTTCTCTTCCTTGATACAAGTGACAACGAAATCTGATATGGTTCCTTTCATGCCTTCCTCGAAATTCTTTTTGGCATGATCAAGGTCATTGGCCCGAACGATGTAGTTAAACGCCTTGCGTTTCTCATTGCCCGATTTCTCGTCTATCGTAATATAATCAGCCGTGACCTTATAGAACCGGTCTCCATCCATGGCAAATAATTCCGCTATCCGGAATCGTTTGATATCAACGCTAAACTCACCGGAGATAAACGGTTTCATCTCCTCTATGATTCTAGCTTCACACTCGGTATAAGAAAGAGCATCTACTAAATATTCTTCCTTAACCTTCTTCTTCATGCCATTCTCGGCATCGGTCTCATAAGAAACCGTACATTTAAACCAATTGTGCATCTTATTAATCTATGTTGTTGTTAAACAATGGGTAATCCTTTATCCCTTCACGAATATATCTTTCCGTATCATCATCCACATCATAAGCTTTCTTAAAAAACGTCATAGCCGTATTCGTGTCATGATCCACCAACGGAAGATATCCCTTTACAAAAAGGAATCTAAGATGATTCATATGATCAATCTTATTTCTTACATCGATTACCTTCGACCAGATCTCGGCATGGATTTCACTCATTCTTTTTATATCCTTCTTGTATTTATCCACCTGATCTTTATACTCCTCCTCAATCTTATTATTCTTATCCTTTATAGATTTGTAGGACTCCTCATCTTTCGTATCAAACATTGGAATATGTTTGATATTGATTATATCCAACTTATTATATATCTTCTCATTGGATATAGTGAAATCGTATGTAGTCTTGTATAAATCAAACTTACTTAAGAACTTAGCTATTTTAATAGCATCATCCTGATTAAAAACAGCTATGCTCAATCCTTCTAAAAGGTAGAAGAAATTAGATGGAGAAATAGGTTTGTAGTCGTATGTCTTCATAACTGGAGGTTCGTCCACAAACCTAACACCCTCCTTAGCGCATCTTGTTATGATCAATCTATCTATCTGCTCGTCAGTAAGATCATATATCTCCTGATCGGTCATATCATTAATTGTCTTCATCATCATCCTTCTCCATCATTATAGCCTTTACCGCCTTTTGTTTATAAACCTCACTCATAAGGCAGGTAAAATCCATATCATCCATACCAGCCATAACATTGGCTTCTACTTCCAAATTCATCTCAATGTTCATTACCGAGACTTCATAGTTATCATCATCTTCTTTATAGAAAATGACTTTGCCACCATACTCGAAACCATCATCTTCGGTCTTAACCATATCGATGATCTTCTCCAATTTCTTTACAAACTCACTCTTTTCCATATATATAATTTTTATGTGTCTACAAAAGTAGACATTTTGTTTTTGAATTGAATTAAATAAACATTATTAATAGTTAATACTATCCTTTCTCCTATCATTCATATTTATTCTTTGGTAATTATACCCTAACATCTGCTCCATCTTCTTTAACCCAATTAACCGTATCGCAATGCCAGCAATACCCTGTCTCAGAATCCTTTTTATGAGAATGGGAACCACATGTAGCGCACCAATAATTATCATCTATATTGTATGTGTAACTTTTATCCTCATGCATCTTATCTATTCTAGCTACCCTATCTTCCAATAGATCCTTTAGATAATGGCATTCATAAGGCCTATCTTCTTCCCTTAATATATAAACATCTATGTCCATCATATTCCCCATCCTGTCCGTGCACATCAGCTCGGCGGCATGACGTACATTCCCTTCCGGCATCCCCGGGACTATCTCCCGGATCACTGCCTCCATCTTCTCTTGGTATTCGGTGTCTACTTTAGCCACCAAATCCTCTAATTTATCTATTAAACTCATGATCTTTTCACCTTTTTATATATAACGTCTATATCATCTTTCCTATCTACATC